GTCCAACCACTGGATAGTATTAGAACAATGCCAGCTTCAGATCCTTTTGAGAAGATCATGCAACTTACCATCGCGTTGAACGCGACTACCACTGTGTCAGCTCGTGACGCGGCCCGCGCCGCCCTCAACGCCGAGCTCACCCTCGTGCAGGCCACAGCTGCCGCCGGTAGTATTTCAAGCGATGTTAAGGTGCGTATTGCCAATGCCGACGCCCTTGTCAAGGCCACAGCGGATGCCACTGTCCGCTCCGACCTCAGGGAGCTCCAGCGCAACGAAATTCACGATCGTATTGAGGAGCTAGCCGAACGCACCTTCCGTGTGGCCGTCGGCGATAAGCTTGTCCGCGACTACACCGCCGCCACTGCTTTCGCTGATGGCGACATGGTCATCAAGGAGGTCATCGAGTTCCTGCGTGAAGAGCATAAGAATGCACGCGCCCTACCCCCCGCCCTCGCCTCTGCCGGCCTGGACGCCGCAGGGGTGGCCGAGTATGAACGCTACCGTCGCGCAGACTCTGACGCCTCAAAGGCGTACACCAAGAAGATCGACGACGCTACTGCCACGCTGCGCGCGGCTCGCGCCAATGCGGAGCTCTCACGCGACGCCGCTCGTTCAGCCCTTCCACCATGGTTCCACATCGTCGCAGACCCCAAGACTGTCTTCACGAACCGGGAGAAGAACGTTCTCAACGCTGCTAAGACCTCCGGCGCCCGCGCGCTGGCTGGTGACATGCTGTGTGAGCGCATTCGTCAGGAAGCGGTCCGCAATCGCGCGTCCTTGGTCGCTCCCCGTTATCCCACCGTGATCTCCATCTCACGCATGCGCCGCACCGAAGGCTTCATGATCCCGGATTTCTCCACCCTCATCATGGAGTTCTTGGTGCGCGGTAACGCTTACGCTCCCTCGCTTGGCTCTGCCAAGTCGGAGGAGGCGTGAGTAGCGGGTCGTGCCTCCCCTCTTTCCCCGGGAGGGGAGGACGAGGCCGCGCAATACTCCTGGGAATGGCGGCCCAAGGAGCGAACGAATGCAATTCGATCGTTTCTTGGGGAATGGCGGAAGGTGCGAGGCGTCTATAGACGCTCCTCGTACACTCCCGTCCCGGTCCTTGAGCAGGCGCTTCTTACGAAGCGCCTCCTTAAGAGTATGGGAGGTGAACCCCTCCCTGGCGCCAACAGGCGCCGGGGGGGCGTAGGGGTAGCTCCTTCGACGGAGTTCTTTCCCAACGGTGCTGTCAAACGATATGCGTACCAATCGTCCCTCAATCTCAAGATTGTCGCCGACGAGGTTTTCGGCATATCCGACCACTGGTGTGAAAGACGCTCGCCGTCTGAGAGGTTACCCCTTGGTGAAGGGTGGGCTAGGTGTGGGGACACCCAGCTACCCGTGGCGAATCCCCCAACGTACATACGCCCCGGCCTCAAACGCTCCGTACCCCCTTCGATTAAACCGAAGGAGTTACAGGCAGCTGAGAAAGGGGCTTATATGGCGGAGGGTGGGCTCTCCACAGCCGGTGACGCCCTGGGTAAGTTTAGGGTCCGACCCCATGAGGGGGTTATGGGCGACTTACTCGCGCAGGTGGAGCGGCTGGGCGATAGGCTGGGCCTTCCTTTCTTCCCTTTCGGGGTTGCTAAGGAGGTCTCAATCCTGTCGGGCCAGAAGCAGGGTACCATGGCTGGTCCCCACACCAGCGCTGTCACTGGCTCTCAGCGGAAGGGTACATGCATCATTGAGACTTCCGAGGCCGCCTGGCGTATGCTGAGCGACCTTGAGTCCGCCCCTTGCGTGTACAACGCCCCGTTCTCAATTGGCGCCCGAGAGAAGCGCAACCAGGTCAGCGAGACCCCAGGGAACCTCAAATCCCGCCCAGTGCTAGTTGATGACGCTGTGTGCCTCATGCTGGGTTCTCTGGGCTCCAGACCAATCACGCATGCTCTCAACCTCAGAGGTAAGTGGGATGAAGTCAGGCTAGGGTTTAGCTGGGACGACCGTCGTGCTGTCTCCTTCCTCGCGGAGGCGGACCGGCGACGTGTCGGCTCTGGTGATTGGAGTGGGTTCGATGCATCCGTCCCCGAGGAAGCGATAGTTCTCTCTTTTGCGATCCTGCGCTCATGCTACCCCTCCAACCCTTTCTGGACGCATTACTTTCTTAGTGAATTAGGGCACTTCTTGGAGAAGACGGTCGTCATTCCTGGAGGTAAGCTTTACAAGGTGTGGTGTGGGAT